TTTTTTTTTTTTTTTTTTTTTTTTTTCGTTTTATAAAGAAAATGAAATCGTAAGTTTGAGTCATACGTAACAAAATAAATATTCAGAAAAAATCCGAAACTGAGTTACACATCTAAAAGAAAGTAAAATCTTCCTTTTGGATATTGTTCAGTCGGCCATTGCCTTGCGCGTTGCGATTGCGATCGAGGTTGGTGAGAATAAACCATGGCTTGAATCTGTGTGATTGAGGGGAATCCTGCATGTTGCAGTTCCTCAAGGGTTGGGAACAGATTTGAGCGTATCATCCAGTTTAAAGCTGAATAATGTGGTTCAATTCCTTTTTCGTGCACTAACTTGTTGAAGATGTATTCACATAATGAGTGAAACCTCTTGCTATGTCCACAGTTAGCATATGCCATTCCGAGTGCTGAAGCGGCTAGTCTTCCGAAGTCTTGATACTTTTCAGGAAAGAACAAATGTCTGAGTAGATCCTCCTCAGTACGGTAGGGTAAACCATATTGATTGAAGTAACTTAGAACAGAGACGTTCGTCATCTTGTTGCTGAAAGAAGTTTTGTCGGGACTGAGCTTAGCGTTGAAATAGTACATTGCTGCGGCTGCGAGTTGAGTTAGAAAGTGCGGTCCATAGATTTCGTGCATCCTTTCGGAGAATGCGCTAATTGAGTCATCGCCTTGAAAGCGAGCCCAGAATCGTGGACTGTTGATATTAACACCAAGCGCTGATAAGCATGTGAGTAGCATAATCGCGTTGCAGAAGGAGTCAAGGAGTTGAGTCTGTTGAAAGCCAGATCCAAATCCGTTGTATCGCCATCTAAACAATTTTCCATTGGGTAGAAGAATTGGTGTGTTGAGAATCGATTCGGTCATCCAGATCCATAGTCGTCTTAATTTTGAAGAGTTCTTAGGACTTGAGTTCGGATAGAACGAAGTCGGTTCATACATCGAGAAATCGAAGTAAGATCGCCAGATTTTGTGAACAATTCGAATCAGTTGGTGAAGTAGCCTATTGTCAAATTGGCTCCAATCAGCTGAAAGGAAAGTGTTGGGCGGTCCATGTTCGTAAGCCTCAGAAAATAGCTTTCGCCATCCTCCTCGGATAATCTCTCGTCCCCATAACATTCTGCCGGCGTCCGTGTTCAAGTAAGTCGCTTGTAGCGGCCATAGAAACATTAGCTCTACCATAAGTAGAAGCTTGGGACATCCGAAAACGGCTCGAACCTTGTCGGGTTCATCCTTTGATACGACGTGGGTCCTCATGTGAAGAACCAGCCAATAGTAAGGTTTTGGTGTCATTCCGTTCCAGAATTGTTTTGCGCCTGTGCCAATCAAGTGAATCAGGTATCTGTTTAAGATGAAGATCTGATTGTAAAGATTGTGGTACGTTAGCTTAGAATTATCGGTCTTACCTTGACTTTGTCGAAGACGGAGATAAGCAAATGGGGTGGTGTTTTCCACTCCTTCGATCTCTTGTTCGTATTCGGACAGTTTGGGAAGCTCAGATTCAGCATCGACGTTGCGGCCTGATGGTTTGAATGTGAAGTTCGCGTTGGTCCAGGGTGCCTCTGCGCTGACGTTCAGGGTTGTTGGGAAATAGCGTAAGTCGGGCATGCTCGCTGGGTGTAGCGGCCTGTTTGGTCTGAATTCATCAGAGACCCAGTTGATAGCGTTGTCTGTGTGCTCGTCAAGGGGTATGGGATGATAAGGTTGATCTGCCTTGTAAAAGTGTTCAATTACCTTTTCGTCTGATCCATCGGATCTTCGGTTGGTTAGAACTTGTTGCAGTTCGTCTTCAGAGTAGAATTTGCGCATGCGATTTGCAAGCCAATCATTCCTCATAGACATATCCTTCATCGCATCCTTTTGGAGAAAGTTGCGCTTCTTTGGGACATCGTAATGATAGTCAGTTATCTCGACTAAATTGCCATGTTGTAGTGTGTGTGTTTGTTGATTTGACGGTTGAGTCCATCGAGTAATCG